AATTACGAGAGCAGGAATTAATTTTGAATTAAATACGATGAAGTCACCTTATGTGGCTTATGCTAGAAATATTTTATCATCAAGATTCTTAACTCGTAAAGAAGATTATTTATTATTTGTCGATGCAGATTTAGAATTTGAACCGGAGTGTGTCATTAAAATGCTCCTTGCACAGAAAGATATTATCTGTGCTCCTTATAGAACTAAGACTAATGATCCTAACTATATAAGATACACTGTGAATCTGCCGGACCCAAAGAATGTTGACGTAGTCAATGGTGTCGTTGAAATACTAAACGGCCCAGCAGGTATGATGTTAATTAAAAGAGAAGTCTTTGAAAAGATTATTGAAAAACATCCAGAGTTGGAAATTAAACAGGACCCAGGAGTCCAGACTTTTCCAGAAGATGTTAAAGTATACAACTTCTTTCATTGTCATTTTAAAGATAATCGTTGGACAGGAGAAGACATGGCCTTCTGCGATCTTGCACGATCCGTTGGTTTTAAAGTCCATGCACATATAGATTCTACCTTAATTCATCATGGGAATTATGGATATAAAGGTAAGTACAAAGATATATTTCAAGACCCTAAAGGAGGAAATGAAGCATAAACGCGACTATAAAAAGAAAGCGGTATCAGATCAAAGATATCTGAGTTCGGAGAAAGGATTTGTAGGAATAAAATACGTAAACATGACTAAACCAAGTGCATTAAAGAAAAGACCTATTGAAGTAAAATTAAATAAAGAGGAGTATTGGTGTGAATATTTAAACCACCGAGAGATTATGAAAGAAAGATTTCCAGGAAGTGATGGCAGATTATGTCGTTATTGTGAAAAACCTTTTACCTTTGAAGTACCTCTGTATGAACGGAGATCAAAGAACAGCAACCCTGCGAAACGATCCCCTATTATGAAAACAAATCTATCGGTAGATAGACTTGATAATACTAGGTGTTATGAAAAGGGAAATATTATATTCTGTTGTGCAGGCTGTAACAATAGAAAAAACCAAGTGACTCTAGAAGATTGTGAAAATATTCTAAGAGTCCGTGAAGACAATGAAAAGGAGAAGTTTATATATGAAGGACCCTAGAAATAACGTATTTATGGCAATCTTTGGCTTTTTTGGCCTAATGACTTTGCTATCAGTTTATATGATGGTGGTGGTACTGTGAATAAATTTATCTCTATAGATAAAAGATACAAACTAACCCCTAAAGACATTGAAAGAATGAATATTTTAAGAAATCAAGGCACAGCTCTAAAAATACTTTCAAATTATTTTAAAGTTTCTCAAGCCACGGTTCTGTATTGGACGGATAAAAAATATAGAGATAGACAAAGATTAAAAAATGCAAAAAGAAAAAAAGGAGCCCAAGAATTAAAAGAATCTATTAAAAAAGACACGGAAAAAAGAAAGTTGAGATGGTCTATTGTACCACAAAATATGTGGGTCAATAGATACCATTCAGCAAAAGGTGAAAAAAGAAGTAAACGACATAAAATAGCTGGTGTATCTGTTTTAATAGTTGAAAAACATAAACATAAATTTAATGCTCCCAATTCAAAAATAAAAATATGAAAAAAAGAATACACGTCAATCAACATAAGATTAGAAGTAATAAAAAACATAATCTAAATGAGCCGGTGATCACTGTTAAAACTTCTAAGTCTAATGATTATGGACATGAAGTAGAAATACTGGGACCTAGTAAAGTTATTTATAGTCCGGACAAACCACTTAGTTGTGGTGCTAAAGTTTGGATTGAAACAGAAGCGGAGGTAAAAATAGCATGAAGAAGTTAAGAGAACGATTTAAGGTATGGTCTCTGTATTATAGACAAGAGATTATCTGGTTTATATTAGGATTTATATTGGGGGCTCTATGCCTTTAAAGTGGAATAAAATGTTTAACTATCCGCCGTGTACTCGGAGTACAACGGATGGGCTTCGTACCTATGATGTAGGGAAAGAAAAACTACCGAGTGTTACAACGATTCTTGGAGCAACTCAGAGTGTCGAGAAACAGGAATCTTTGGCTAGGTGGAAAGCTTCAGTTGGCGAGGAGCAGGCAACAAGAATCAAGGATCAAGCGGCTTCACGTGGAACTAACATGCATACGCATTTAGAAAAACATATTTTAGGTGAAGGCTATTTAGATTTAACGGAAGAAGGCAAGATTGCAAAGGCAATGGCGGACACGATAATTGCTAAAGGATTCAATGATTTACAAGAAATTTGGGGATCTGAAGTGACACTTCACTACCCAGGTTTGTACGCGGGCGCTACAGACCTTGTTGGAACCTATGACTATGAAGATAGCATCATAGACTTTAAACAAAGTAATAAGCCTAAACGTAGAGAGTGGATCGAAGATTATTTTATACAGCTAGGGGCATATGCCATGGCTCATAATTATGTCTATCGAACTGCTATAACTCAAGGTGTTGTTTTGATGTGCACACCGGATAATTATTTCCAAAAGTTTACAGTTAAAGGGAAAGAATTTATTAAGTATCAACATCAATTTTTAGAAAGAGTAGATAAATACTATGAACAAAAAAAAGAATATGAAGAAGAACAAAAATGGATAAAGGAAAATATACTATGAACAAAAAAATAAGTAAGTCTGTTGAAACACGGATCTTAAAGACCATGATGGAAGATGAGAAAAAGTTAAAGGACTTATTGAATACGGAAACAAATGGTGTTCCGGATGAACAGTTGGATGGCCTTATGATTAAGATCGAACAGCTTCTTGGAAGAATTATGGTCAATCAAAATAAGATTATGTTACTTCAATCAGTTACAGAAGAAAATGATTCTTAGAGATAAAAACAAGACACCGGAAACAAAAGACAAGAAAACAATAGACAAGAACCAAGAATCTAGCGACAAGGGAAAAGGGATAATTTACTGTAGGGCTAAGAATTGTAATAATCATTTGTATGGTTGGACCAGCAGCAGGGATCCAAGATATTGTGTGGACTGCTATTAGTTTAAGATAAAACCTGCGCGAGCCGTTGCCCGCGCAAGTTGTACAACTTACTCTTCGTCTCCTAAACCTTCAAATTCCTGGCTTTGGAACACTTGAAGATTGTGGCTAGATGGCTTGATCTGATCTTTCGCGTTTAACGTGTGGTGTTCAATCGTAAAACGATCGGCTTTAACTATTACCATATTATCGCGATCGGGTCTTCCATCTTTAAAAGGGACTAAAGTTACATGAACATATTTTTCTCTATATGTATCTGAACTTTTGTCTACATCCGTTTGGATCTCAATCATTATAAACGGATACTCTTTATCTACTTTCATACGTCCTCCTTTCTATGAATCTTTTAAAATTCATACTGCCAGTATATAGGACTTTATGGGATAAGTCAACAGGATAGATTGTCGCAGCTATATGTTGTGTCAATCACTTTTTAGTTGAAAATTAAATGTGGTAAGAATGTCGCAGTGTGGTAAAAATGTCACACTTGTGGCAAGACTATGGCGTCAGGTGTCTGGCGACAGGGGACTCCCAAAAAATGAAAAGTGAGGTTTTATGCGGTTGATCACGAATCTATACCTTTTTCAAAAGTGTGAAATTACTGAAACAGCACTTTTAGTTTACCCGTGATCTCGTGATTTCGTGATCAGCAAGGAATACCAATGGTTCTAGAAGGTGCGACAATTTGTGCTTAAATAAGCATTGGTATAAGCCACTTATTTTCTACTAGGGGCCGCGCGGAACTTTTGGATCGCCAAAAGTAGAAAAAATATTTTAAAAAAGGTATAGGGTAGAGTATGATTGGAAGAAATAAAAATTGGAGTGGTCCATCTCCCTGGATGGATGAGTTCAATCAAAAACATAACCCAGATTATTTTTATGGCAACAAAAAGAAAACCAAAGAGAAGAAAACCCAGAAGAAGAAAACAAGTCGTGCCGACTCAACCGAACGATATCCCATATTCAAAGTATCGGATTGAGTGGGTTGATGCGTTATCAGATTCCGGCTGGGCTGATGATAGAGAATTTATTAAAATGAAATTAGCTAAGCCTATCAATGAAGGATGGGTATTCTCCAAAGATAAAGATTCAGTAAAAATATTTGCGTCTTATGATTTAGACCCTACTACAAAAGAAATGACATTCGGAGATCGAACTATGATTCCTACTTCTTGGGTAGTTAAGATGACTAAGATAGTATAGGTTTTGGTTTTTTATTTTTAGGTTCTTGATCTTTAGTTTTAGGATCTAATAGTAAACTATTATCATCAACAATAGTTTTAATTCTTTTATTTAATTCATCCTCAGATAAGTCTTCAATCTTACCTGTTCTAATTATTTTTTGTTCAATATATAATCCAGCTGCAGCTCCCCTAGCTTTCTCTGCGTTAGTTGCAGCAGAATAAGATTTAGCTTTAGCTGCCTCATCCCTAATTTTAGCTAGTTCTGCTAAGTGTCCACCAAAAGAGACGCTGTATTTTTTGTATGTTTCTTCTCGTAGGTCACCAATATATTTAGCCACTAAGGGATAATGTTTTGGATCTTGGAGTTGACTAGCCTTAACTCTAAGTGTGGCATTGTCTCCTTCATATCCTGCTTCCTTTGCACATTCGTAGGCAAACTTATGTCCTTCATTAAAGACAATAAGGTCTGCGAATTTACGTTGCATGGTAGTGAGTCTAGCTGGTAATCCAGGTTTCTTTTTTGTTATTTCCATTATTGACAATATAAATACAATGTCTTATAAAGTCAAATATGAAAGATGACAGAGGAAAATTAGATTTAACAAGAAGAATTGATGATTTAACAAAGCAAAAGACATTTCTACAATCAAAATGTAGACAGGCTGGAGCTGAAATTAAGGAATTAAAAAGGGATAATGTAATTTTGTCTCATGATGTCGCTACATTAACCAACAGAATACAGGAATTAGAAAAAAGTGTTAAAAGGTAGAGATTTAATTATGATCTTCGATAGATTCGTTGGTCCAAAGAAAGGGAGTAGTGTTGCTCAAGATGCTCGAGTTCAAGTTAGAACTCCGGATGGTAGACATTATGATGTTATGAGTGTGAATTTAGTTGAAAATAAAATTTTTGGTGCTAGAGAGACACATCGAATTGTGATTACAACACATGATGAAGTCGCAAAAATGGGTGCACCAAAGCTCATTTTATAACCTGCTGTTATCGTCATTATTTTGATGAAACCCGAAACAAAATTATGGCATGAGCTTAAGAGAATTACACCAAAAATTAAATGGACAAGGCTTGAAAATACTAGCCTTCTCGGTACTCCTGATCTATTGGGTTATAATGCTAATTCCCACTTTTTTACTGTTGAGTTAAAAATAACTTCCAATAACCAGATCCGGTTTTCCCCACATCAAATATCCTTCCATGTACGTCATCCGAAGAATACATTTATACTTGCCAAAGAGCCCAGTCAGGGCTCCTTCAAATTGTTTTCAGGTCACCAGATCCTAGATCTTGTAGACAAGGGATTCAAACTAGATCCCTGTTGCCAGGGGCTTGAAGCTTGCGGCTTGTGGCTTGAAGCCTTGTAGCTTGCAGCTTGTAGCTTGTAGCTTGTAGCTTGTAGCTTGTAGCTTAGATTTTTTTTTATTTTTTGCCGGGCCCTTGCGGGCCCGGGTCTATATTATTTCTTAGCCTTTTCCCTAAAGGCTTCGAATAATTCTCGGTCGATTTTTTCCGCTTTTTGTTCACGGAATCCGGCTTCAATAACGTAGCTCTGGATGCCCATTATTTCAGACCAAGTTTTAATTTCCATTATACGAGAAACAATTCTCATTTTTAAATGGTCGTTGTAATATCTGTCCAGGTCTTTTTTTCGGTCAGTTCTCATAGTTCCCTCGCTTTCTAAATCCCATTATATCCCAGATCCTTGATAAAAGCAATGCGCAGATTGTCGCAGGTAGCTGTGTGGGTGCGACAATAATGTTCTTGACATTTCCCATAAAATCTTATATACTTGGCAGGTGGCTGGGGAAGGGGGAGGTATATACCCCACCCCCGATTTGGGTGGGGTGGCTTATTTCCCACCCCCGATTGGGGAGGGCGCCTGTTCCCCACCCCCGGCCGGGGGCGGGCCTCCGGCCCGCTTGTCGCTTGAAGCTTGCGGCTTGGAGCTTGCAGCTTGTGGCTTGGAGCTTGGGGCCTGTCGCCTTAGAGCTCGTAGCTCCGCGTAATATTTCGGGTGCCTCCAGATGTGTGTCATGAATGTTAGTGTTTGCCATAACTAACATTT